CCAAAGGGTATAGTTAGACTTTGGTTAACAGATATGACATTGCCACTATCTTGCGCTAGTTCTGGGTTAGCGTCTATTAACGCTTGAACAGTAGTATTGTTTTTCTTTGCGATTTCATAAAGGGTATCACCCTTAGCCACCGTATGTGTCTTTCCAAAGATAGAACTACCTAAGCCACCAGTAACGTCATTAACAGTGTTACTTACTATTTGGCCTACACTGTTACTACTACCACCCCCAGTTGAGGTGGCTCCAACAACAGCATTATTATTGTTCTGACCAGTGTTACTATTGTCCATAATACCGCCACCAACAACCTTATTGGTATCGGTATTAACAAGAGTACCGCCCTGATACTCTGTGTTATTACCGGGAGTAAATACGTTTGCAACGCTTTCACCGAAGCTATTTCCACCGCCGATATTTTCAGACCACCAACTCATTAGAGATTATCCTTTTTATTTTCACAGGCTCTAATACGATCCCGTAGCTGTATGTAATCGGTAACGGCAGTTTCTATAGCATCACTATCTTGCGGAAGACCTGTTAGTTCTTCTGCCAGCTTTTCGTTGTATTCTTTTGAGTAGTCTGCCATTGGGGGACAGTAGACCTCTAGGTTGGTCCTATAGACCGTTTCCCCGCAGCCGCTCAATAATAGACCTACGATCAGTAATGTTGTCGTCTTCATGCTCTGCCATTGCCTTGTAAAAGTCAGTAGTTTTTTTCTGTGCCTGTAAGTCATCCTTAAGCACTTTATTTTTTTCTTTGGCCCGTCCTGTAACCTTACCCATCACGTAAATAATAGGTAAGGATAACGCCAATGCACCTATGATGTAGGTCTTTATTTTGCCAAATATGAACACTATTTCGCACCAGCATTTGCATTTCGAGCGATATACTTTAGCTCGTTCTCAAGTATTGCTATGCGCTGTTTGATGTTATTGATTTCAGATATAGCTTTTGTCATTGCAGACATATCAGTCCAAACATCATCTAAGTCTTCTTGCACACGACTAAGTTCGTTTTGGTTCTCTTTAACATCACGTTTTGTGTTGATTGTATCCTCTAAGGCCATGCGTGACCCTAGTGTGCTCACGGTTTCTTCAAGACCTGATATGGTTGTGGCCTGTTGGCTAACCCACCAGATTCCCCCAGCTAACTGAATAACCATAGCAAAAACCAATGTTAGGGGTATCTTTAAGTTTTCCATGATCTAGTGAATACCTTCCTTATTGTCCTTCCAACGGGCGTAAGCTGCTAGAGCTATGCCGCCAATGGCACATAGTAGGAATACTGTCTTGAGCATGGGCGCATAAGCTACAAGGCCTTGGATCTGCCCAGCGACTTCATTNAAGCCTGTNGCAGCTCCNGCAATGCCAGCCCCAGCCATNGTCTTNGATTTAACGAGTGACTTAGGTGCTTCCTGAGTAGGCTTCTGCACCATTANGTCACCGCCATCAGAAGCTAGGATAGCATCCATCGAGAACAATGCACCTTCAGCAGCCCGGCGGCGTGTCAGTCCACGTAGAGGAGTTAGTTTGCCGTCTACTCTGGCCTTATTCCATCTATTCAGTTGCTCCGGGATTTCATCGTACAGACCCTTGTTCAATTTTTTGAGCAAGGTGCTGGATTTGAAGTTACCTTCGCCTACGTTGAAAATCCACGAGCTTAAACTGTCNTACTGATTTTGAGATAGAGGCACATGGACATAGCGGTGAATCGCCTTTGAGTGAGAATCAATATCTCTTGCTAAAAGGTCTTCTGCTTCGGCAGGGGTGATCTTCATCCCGGACCTTACACCCTTGCACGAGCCATAACCTATGGTCCACTTCCCGGCGCTACAGCGGTAACTGTGGATCATGCCATCGTCGCCTACTTTATGTAGACCCTCGAACTTCTTAATAAGGTCTACGCCTGTCTGGCTTACACTTGTTGGTATCATATATGTTACCTCTAAGTTCGAGCGTATGGACTACGGTTCACCGCTGGTGAAAGAAGTCCTGTATTTGCTATTGAACTACTCTGTACTGATCCAAGCATNCCCATCATATCTTCGATGTTATAACCTACTTGGTTAATGCGGGTACCTTGAGCATCAAAAGATGAAACCAGAAGGTTACCATTTTGATCAATGTCTCGCTGTACAGCCATGCCCATGTCATTCACGTCATTGCGGATGAGTTTACCATTGTCATCAAAGGCACTTGTCATAGCACGGAAGCCTTGGGTGGTATTTGCATCCAGACCTTCCATTCCGCTATTAACGAAACTCTCCATGTTACCTAGACCCATCATGAACTCTTCTCGGGCCAACTGTGCATCAGCAGATGTAGCATCAAATCCTTGTGCAATTTCGTAGGCAGCGTTGTTTACTGAACCCTTAACGGTACCGAATCCATCATCCATGTTACCTATTACAGCATTTTCCACATCACCNAGAGCGCCCCGGGTTGAAATACCTTGACTAGAAATTTCACCAGTTAGTGCAGCTCCTGTGTTGCCTACTTGCTCACGAGTAGCTTCACCTTCGCCACCAATAGCTCCTGCTAGGTTGTTTTCAGTGATGCCCAGAGCCTGTGATAGGTCATTACGAGCACGATTAGCCAACATAGTGTTGTCATCATAATCNGCACGGAAACCAGAGAAGTCACCCTGAAGACCAGTAACCTGATCAGAAATGCCTGTCTGTCCTTCTGACAATGTCCCGAAGTAATCCGTTGCATTGGCATTACCTGAGTCTACTGCACTCTGGATGTCTGTTTGACCTGCACCTAAGTCTGAACCGATTGTATCCAGTGTGTTAGTTGTACGAGTATCAAAGTCTGAGATGTCTTCACGAGTATCTACAGCTTCGTCTCCTACCTTTTCCATGATGTCACTACGGTTAGTGCTAAGTTTATCAACTAGGTCAGTGAAATATGTAGCTGCCTGAGTTGTAAGACGCCCCTCTGCATCAATGATTTCATCATTGGTATCAGAAAATGCACGTCCAAGATCAATGTCTTGTTGGTCAATACGATCCGTAACGCCGCTTCTTGTAAGGCCAGCTTCTCTAGTTACATCATCAGATAGGTCACCCATAAGGGTCTGACGATTTGCTTGAGCGTCATCAAATCCTTCATCCATATCCGCAAAACCAGATGTAACGTCACGCTGAACATCACCTACATCACCGCTTACATCACCAATGTCACCAGTTAAGGCGCTAAAATCATCAGTTAGATTTGACTCGGCAGTACCAATACGTGACAGGCTTCGGTCTAAGGCATCACCAATGTCATCTTGAATATCGCCTTGNCCCCCAAATACGTCATCAAACTTAGGGTTACCGTATTCGGATACGGCTGTCTTAATNTCATCTAGGCTTGGGCCACCGCCACCACCGCCGCCAAAAGTAATTAACCCAGAGCGCCGTGAGTGAACGTAGCGCATGGGTCCAAATTGTTCCATGAATGGATTCATGTTTATATCTCCATATTGTATACTTGATACAAGTGCTTATAGCTACGTCCCGTATCGTTGGTTAAGTGCCGAAGCCGCCGTTGCCAGCCTTTCCGACCCCATATTTGAATCGAACTACACCTGTTATCCTGTGCAAACTTGATTAGGGTATCGTGATGTGCAGTCCATGCGTCCCATCCTTCGACAGAACCGCCGCAAGTCTGGATCAACATTGTTTTACGTCTGGTTTGTTCGATAAACCGGGTGACGATTACTGAGGCTACGTTGTCATTCTGATCAACTGTGAGCCAAATGTGTGCTTTTCCTACCATAGCCAGTAAGGCTATATCGAAGGGGGTCATCTCTCCTGCAGAATGCTCATTAGCTGACTCAATATGAGGCTTGAGGATCTGCCACTTTTCAAGAATGTCTTGGGGTTTTAGGAGTGATGACCGATATTCATTCTCGATCATCTATATTATACCGCATTTTATGCCACTAAGGCAACATAAGCTGCATTATAGACACTTAACTAAGTGTTGGCAAGTAGTTTATGCAGC